CAAGCCCAGCTTGACGAGGGCCTTCGCCGCGCCGATCCCCGAGGAGCCGGTGTCGTCGGGCGGGTAGGTGCCCTTGATGCTGTCCAGGCGCGTGGCCAGCGTGTAGATGTTCACCGCGAGGTGCTCGTCCACGGGGATCGCCTCGCCGGTCGGCGGCAGGAACGTGGTCAGTCCGGTGCGGGCCGCGCAGTCCGTGCCGACGAGCCCGGCAGCCGCGTTGCCTGTGCACGCGCCGAGGTTGCCCTGGTCGAAGATGGGCACGCGCCGCGTCCAGTCCACGCTCTTGATGGCGTCCTTCGGCAGCACGCCGACCGCGAAGGCGAGCGACCGAGGATCGTGCTCGACGTGCCGGCCGAGACGCCCCGCCCGGTCGTGCCGCTCGGGGATGCGTTGGATCTCCATGGTGCTCCTCATCGGTACCAAACCGGAGACGAGACGTACCGTCTCGCCAGCAGCGTACGCGCCACCCCTATGCGTCCGCGCTCACACGATCGTGATGACCTGCGAGTACTTCCGCTTCACCACCGACTCCACCCCCGCCACCGCAGCCAGAGCATTCGCGACCGCGTTAACCACCACCATCTCGTCCACCATCTGCTGCTCCTGATCGATGCTGCTGATCGACACCCCCACCACCGGCTCCCCGCTCGCATTCCGCGCCGTCACCACATAGTTGTTCGCCACCCCAGCCCCCTTTCAGGCGACCCGTGTCAGCTTCAGATACGAGTCCGTGTACAGCGTCACCGCGCCTGCATCCGACGTCAGTTGAGCCCAGTCGCACGAATACGTGCCGCCCACCGAACCCACCCGCAGGATCCCGCCGAGCGTCAGCGTCAGCGGGATGAGCCCGGTCCCCAGGCAGCCGAACGACCGGGCCGAGGTGATGTCGTTGGTCTCCGTGCGGATCGGGTAGCCGCGGCCGCCCTGGGTGTCCAACTGCGCCGCACCGGCCGCCGAGAACGTAATCACGGGGCTGTGGCCGGCCCCCCACCCGAACCATTCCCCGAGGCTCCCGGACGGCGCTGACCAGTCCAGGTTCAAATCCGCGGCCGTCGGCCCGTCGTACTTGATCCAGCCCTCCATCTGGTAGACGGCGTTCGCGGCCACGGTGAGCTGCAGGTGCGGATCGGCGACCGTCGTGGTCGTCGCCGCCCGCGATGTGTCCGCCGTTTTGCGGGCGTAGACCGGCAGCATCGACTGGGCCAGACTGGCGGTCCAGCGCTGCCCCGCGAACAGAGGCGGGTAGGTCTCGGTCATGGCACCTCCTCACAAGGCGATGTAGTAGGGGTGGGCGAGCTCCACGGCCGTGCCCGCGGTCTGCGCTTTGACGACGCCGTTCACGGCGCGGGTGACGGTGAACGTCTGCGGGCTCGTGTCGCCCGCGACCCGGGTGACGGTCATGACCTCGCCGCCGACCCGGATATCGAAGGGGAACTCGTCAGGGCGCGGGGTCTCGCCCGCGGCGTAGAACATCACCTCGTCGACCGTCAGAACGTCCGTGCTCGGCGGCGTCGTCGGCACCGTCGGTGCAAGGTTCGCGAAGGCCGCGCTGGCCGGGGCGGTCGCGGTCTGCTGGAACCACGTCCAGGTGTTCGCGGTGACGGTCTGCTCAGAGCTTGAAGTGGACAGGTAGGCGTGGGATCCGTCGAACCAGTTGATGTTCAGGTCGACAGGCCTGGAGGTGGCGCAGTACAGCCACCCGGACAGCGTGTACTGCTGGCCGACCGTCACAGCGATCTGCTCGGATCCGGCGTTCGGGAACGTTGCGACCCCGTCCGGGGTGATCTGCATCGACCACAAGCCGGAGAACGGCGGGCTGCCCGGTGTGGCGACGCGGGCGATCGTCGCCCCGGAGCCGGACCAGTTCGACAGGTCCGTCTCGAAGCTCCTGTTCGCGTTCAGCTGCCCGTACTGCACCCACACCGGCCCGGACGTCGTCGCCACCGACAGCGTGGTCGCACCCGAGGTGGCGTCCGCGGCGAGCTGGCTGCCCGAGGTGTCCATGCGCGGGCTGTTCGTGTCGAGGTAGCCGATCGACGAGTACGGGGACGCCGGCGCGCACACGAATGTCAGCCTGTGCTCGAAATGGGTGAGGGTTTCACTGGTGCCGAGGATCAGTTGATCGGGGTTGTCCGGGGCCACCCAGGCGGGCATGCCGGTGAACTGCGCCCGGTCGCCGATGCGGAGGGCGAGGATTGCGCGCCGCATGTCCGGGGTGATCGACGGGTGGGCGAGGTTGACGGTGATGTTCGGGTAGCGGGCCTCGTCGACGGTCCCCAAGTGGACGCGCCACGCCGCATGGCTGAGGAGCGTGGCGGTGTCGGTGGCGGCGAGGTTGAGGGTGAGGCCGCCCGTCTCTCCGTAGGTGCCGATCTTGGTGGTGGCGAGATTGCCGTCCGTCTGCTGATAGGAGGCGGACACGCCGCCCGCGGTGACGGTGAGCTGGTTTTGGACCTGCCGGTCGTCCTCGACGGGGACCGGGATCTCGTTGAAGTTGTAGCCGGTGTAGGACAAAGTCAGGGCCGGGGTCTGGTTGTACAGGCTCACGCGGGTGCGGTAGCCGAGCCCCAGGACGTCCTTCGTCTCGTACAGCAGACCGCCGTCCGCCAGGCACGCCTCCTGCACCAACGTGAGCGTGTTCGCCTTCGACTGCCCGCCCAAAGCGACGGTGTCGTCGAGGTCACCGATCCACTCGAAGGGAATCCCCGACTCCCCGCACAAGCGCTGAATCCGCCGACCCGCCGTCTCCCCGATCGGGTTCAGGTGGACGCCCAAAATCGTGTTCGAGGTGATGGCGTTCTCGACCGTCGCATGCCCGACATCCACGGCCGACAGGCCCGTAGACCCGTAGGGGCCGACCGCTGAACGGCTCGCCGGCCCGAACTGCAGCCTGGTGACCCGCGTCAGCGTGGCGGCGACCCCGGTGTCGGTGGTGTCGTAGCTGGTCTGCGTATCCAGGTCGTACAGGCGGACGGCGCGGTTGATGGTGCCGCCCGACTGCTGGAATTCGATCGAGACGTACAGTCGTTTGCCGCGTACGTCATAGGTCGACTCAAGCTCCAAGCCGAGCTCGGAGCCGTCGCCCATGTTCTGGCGCAGCGTGAACGAGTGCCCGTTCTGCGCGAAGTTGCCGTAGTACAGCTCCCAGAACGCGGTGCCGCCCAGGTCTTCCTGGTCGATGGAGCACACCACGGTGCCCTGTGTCAGGCCGGCGGCGGGAATGGCGCACAGGAAGCGCACCTGCGTGGACCCCGTGGCGGTGTACTTGGCCACGCCGCCCGAGAAGACGGTGGCGGACGTTTCGGGTACCGGGTCTGAGGCGGGGAAGTCTGCGTAGTTGGCCAGAGTCGGCGTGCCGGTCCACGTCATCGGCGAGCCCGAGGGAAGCGCCGAGGCGAGGGACGTCTGGCCGCTGGCGTCCTCCATCGGCCAGTACGCCATCACGCTGGACGGCAGCGGGGTGGTGAGCGCCGTGTAGAGCACCGAGCGCTCCGGGGCCGGGGCCTGCGCGAGGCGCTGCATGATGCCGACGATCGCCGTGTCGACCCACACGTCGTTGCCGCTGGTGTCCCAGCCGGGTTCCCACGCCGAGTTCTCGCCCCAGATCCGGTAGGACTTCCCGCCGAGTCCGTCCGGGACCGAGATGCGGAACGGCGTGTTGCGTCCGATGGCGCCGTAGTAGGGGCCGGTCGGGTTGCGAGGGGTGAAGCGGCCGTCCTGGTTCTTCAGGGTCAGCTTCGCCTGCGCGCGTTCCGTCTGCGAGCCCTCACCGCCCTGGATTCCGGTCGTGACGGGGATGCTGCCGGAGTCGTCACGGACCATCGTGTACGGGTCGGTGATGTCCACCCACACCCCGCGGACGAGCATCTCCACCGTCACCGGGCGGCCGTTGGACGCTTCCCCAGAACTGCGCGCGGGTGCGGGCAGGTTACGGGCGCGGTTCTTCCACGCCGCGACGAGGGGAGCGATGGAGGGCACGGGTCAGCCCACCTCGTTGAAGACAATCCAGCAGCGCATGTCGCTGGCCGTGGTGGGCGTGGTCGCACGCACGCGCAGGAACTTGCTGACGGCGATGATCGGGCGGGCGTCCGGCATCCACTGCCGCACGTACTGCAGCCCCGACTCGCCGGACACCGACGACAGCGACATCGTGTCGAACACGCGGGACGCCGTCGTCGTGCCCTCCGCCGAAGCCGTGTACCCGGTCGCCGAGGCGCCCAGGGTCAGCAGTGACGCGGTCCCGTTCGGGTCGAGGTTCGGCACCCCGGAGGCGACGTGCGCGGTCACCGTCGCGGCCACGTCGGTCTGCAGCAGCTCCACCACGCCGTCGGCGCCCGGCGGGTCGTCCAGGGAGAAGCCCCACTCCAGCAACTGAATCATGCGCGTGCTGGGCGTGGCCAGCTGCAGCATGGTCTTGATCGCGGTCCCCGTCGTGACGCTCGCCTGCGCGGCAGTCGTCGGCGCCGGGCCGTTCCAAGTGATGTACGGCAACTTCCTGTTCCTCTCCTCTACCGGCCGCGCGGCGGCCGCAGTGTCGCGTCGATACCGCCATGGGCCCGCACCTCACGGCGCCCGGTGTCCACCCACAACTCGCCGAAGCTCCGGCCGCCGATCTCCAGCTGAATGACCAGCGGCGGCCCACCATGGCCGGTGCGGGCCGGAGCGTGCGCGGCCCCGTACGACGGGCCCCGGCGTGGCGTGTTCAGCATCGACGCCCACGGAGCCGCAGCCTTCCGCTGCGAGTCCGGGTGTGACCACACCCGCGACCCCGCCGGCAGGTCCAACAGCTCCGGGCCCTGCTCACCCACCCACGTCAGGTTCGAACGCAGACCACCCGACGCGGCAGCGCCGACGATGCCGCCCGCCGCCTTGCCGTGAAGCGCCTTGGAGATCAGTTTCTCCATGCTCTTGGCGAGGCTGGCCATGGACTTCTCCAGCCGCTCCTGCTGCTTGGTCAGCTTG